TCATCAAAAGCCCTTGCTGTGATCGGGCCGGGCTGGCACTACGGGGCCTTTGGCTCCTCCGGTTCGCCTGTCGAACTGAATCTGTCGCTCCAGCCCTGACCGCCAGTCCACGATTGGGTTTTTCCCCCACATGCCCCCGTTGGCTCGGAGGGCCAGTAAAGCACTCCGCATCTCCGCCGCGGTGTAGTCCGCGCCATTCTCTCTGGCCTGGGATAGCCACCCAGCCGCCTGCTCATCGGTCGGGAGGTTGCCAATCGCCACCCCTTGATGGTTTCCTGCACCTTCCTTAATCCCAGAAGACTCAGAAGCAGACTCAGAAGCAGAGGCAGAGGTAAGACAAAGAGGCACTAACGGGGTGGCAGGAGTCTTATTGTTAGAGTCTGTTAGTTTTACATGGCGCTTACGGTATTCAGCCATGTAATGGCGCATGTATTCCTTCTTCTGGAATTCGGTCGTCATCGCCCGGTATTTCGCGTAGTTGACCACTCTGTATCCTCTTTCCGAATCACATGGCACTACGCGCCTTCCATCTTCGGCTTTCGAGTTAGAGTTTGGATCGGGTGTGCCCAAAACGGCGACGCATCGAGCAAACTCATCCACGGGCATGTTTAACCTCCTGGCAATGGCAATGTCTGTCCCAACGACATCCCCGTCCTTGTCGGAGATAGCGAGAAGCATCACGAACACGTAGCGGACGGGAATGTCTTCTTCCATGAGGGACGATTCAGTAATCCTAGAGAACAGCTTGGCGAACATTTGTAAAGACTTGTAAACCGTTCTCATTTACAAGTCAAGTGTCTTTACAAGTCAAGATGTTTGTGCGACTGTCCTTGCCGTGACGCAGTACCATCCTCTTGGCTACCGGGTTCTGGTCGAGCCGCTCAACCTTTGTTCCCTTGAAGATTCCGCGCTTTGGACGCCTCCTGAGACACGGCAAAAATTTAAGGCGTGCCGGGTCGTGCAACTGGGCGATGGGTTCCAGCATGGACGCAAGAAGCGTCCTCCGATGGAAATCAGCGAAGGTCAGTGTGTGCTCGTTGACCTGAGCATGGGTCACAAAGACGTGGAACTGAACGGGAGGCAACTCAAACTCGTGTCCTACCATGATGTGGTCGCCCGCATTGAACACCAGCCAGAATCTGCTGCGCCGCCTACGGGAAATGCCGCAATTTGCTGAAGGCCGCCGCGTGGCCAGGCGCACGCACCCTCAAACCGCGCTCCAGGACCTACCGCGGCCTCCGAAGCATTACTTCCGCTACGACGAGAAGCGCGCGGCCTGGAATTTGGGGTTCAATTCCCACTTCAAGCCCCAAGGGCCACCTGAAGAATCTTCGGACCCGTGCTTGGCTTTGTCGGCCCGGTCGAAATCTCGGTGAAGAGTTCACAGAAGCGCAGGTAGCTTTTGGCGTCGAAAATGTGTTTCTGAGGCGAGCCTTTCACAATCACTTCACCGGTCCCGTCCGGCGCCAGTTTCCCGCTGCGGAGATTTTCGTACATCTCGATGGCGTGAAAGCAATGGGCGCTGACTAGCTCCCGGCCCTGTTTTAGCAGGTCTTGCATCAGTTTGATGCGCCGGCGAATCGACTGCCGCTGCTTGGCGCTCCCGGCGGAAAGGAGTTGCACTTTACCCTCGGACAGTTTCTCGACCAGCATGGCGTCAACGTCCGAGGCGCGCGCGGAGAATCTCCAGGCCGACGTATCCGACCAGTGCCGCCATTCCACCGGATGGCCGATCAGTTTTTCGATGGCTTCTATCTTCTCGAAACATTCGACAAGGAAGTCAACAATGGGTTCCTGGATGCCGATCCACACCAGTTCGTCCAGTTGCATGAAACCGATCAAGTCGCCTTCCATGATTATCGGTTCTTCGATCACGAAGGCATGGTTGCAATCGCCAATGTCCCACCCTCCAAGGAGGGTGGTGCATTCCGCCGTTGGCTGAAGCACTTGCCAGTCGTCTTTCTTCGGCGACGAACAATCGCCCATGACGTGAATCTCTGGTTTCCAGATGCCATGAAAGTGTTTCTCCTTGGATGATTGAGCCTTCGTCCATTTGCCGAGGATGAAGCGGTCCCACCCAATAGGGTCGTCCCGATAGGCATTTTTCAGGTCGCGGACGATGTTCTGATCGCCAAAGATATTGTCGTCGATGGTGAATTCGTGAAGGCCGAATTGTCTCTGATAATCCCGGAACGCCTGAATCTGTTCATCCGTCACAGCGTCCGCGGGCGGTTCGTCCTGGGCGCGGAGTTGATACCACAGCCGGTAGGCGAAATGGTCCGGGCCTTCTTCTGGCGGGTTGGTGTCTGCAAGCCAGAGATGTTTGTGATAGGGCAAGCCATCCATCCGAAGCTGTAGAATCGAAATCTTGAAGACATCTTCGCTGCTGAAGTTCTGAAGTTCGGAAAAATAGATGCAGGAGAAGGACGTATTCATTAGCTTTGCCGCCACGTCGCCGTCAAAATCCAGTGAATGGAGTTGGATTTCTGATTCCTCCCCGTAGTAGTTCCGAATCCTGAAGTAGTGCATCCGGGTTGCGCCGTCCACCCAGGGTTCCTTGGTCCAATCGAATCGGTGGCCCAGAGGCGACGTGAGCTTTGAATCCAGCCATTCCTGGATGATGAACGAAGTCAGGTCGCTCCACACTCCGACTTTCGCGTTGCGAACCGACTTCGAGAAAATGGCGACGCGCCCATTCCGGGTCCCCCAGGCGTGTCGCAACAAAGTATGGTCAACGACGCGGCTTTTGCCGCAATACCGTGGACCAGAGGCCAGGCGGAAGCGGGTCGTGTCCTCGAAATAGGCGATTTGCTTCGGAAACATCTCCGGGCGCCACGCCTGATGATTCGGGACGTGAATCTGAGGACTTGCTAAACGGGTTTGCTTAGGACTACCTTTGGGCACAGTTTTGTAAAGTGATATAAAGACCCGTAGTTTTCCACCGATTTATGAGTGAACTGATAATTTCTCCTGACCTGGGCGGCGACCTGGAATGCGAAGTGGGCGACACCGTCACCGTCACCGTTACCGGCACAGTCACAGCGAAGACACCGGATGGCGGCAAAACTATCAATGTCACGGCGGTCGATGATTACTCGCACGCCGGCGAACCCGAAGAGCCGCCGCCGGTAACCGGCAATCAGGGCTACGCGCCTGAGCCTGAGTCTGAGCACCCCATAAAACGCAACGGCAAGTCGGCGGTGATGATTATGATTGGCAAGAAGAAATGATTTTATGTCCTGTTGGAAATGCGGCAGTGCGTGTGAAGGCGCCGAATGCGGGCGGTGCGCGGGAGAGCGTAAGTTTTCGCCGGTCATGCCGAAGATAACTAATCCAGCGAATTTCTTTCCGCTCGCCATTCAGTCACACGGATACGCGATTGCATTCCGAGGCGACGGGGTCATTTCCATTCACGGACGCATCGAAACGGACCCGGCTGTCATCGTGTCAGAACTCGCTTCATGGTCGGTAGCCATCACCCAGGCTCTTATCAAACAACAACAGCAAGATGGTTGACCTGAAAATCCTCAAAGCGCACGGCGTCTCCACCGAGAGTCTCAAGGACATTTTCACGGCGGAGAAGATTGCCGAGAAGCCTGCTCATTGGCTCGACCGAATTCGCAACCGGATTCAGAACGGGCGAGATTTTTGTTTCGCCAATTACCGGTTGTATTTCGCGCTGGATCAGGCTTTCGATTGCTCGTTTCGGCAGCTTTCTCCCACGCTGGCCGAGTCCGTCGCCGCGCACCTGTCCAACGATCCGATGAGCGCGGACTATCAGCAGCAGTTGAAAACCGCGATGGAATGGGGGCTGACGCACCTTATCAGCGACCGATACGACCCGAAGACTGGAAAGAAGCTCCCCGGAAAAGTTTTCAACCTGCCGGTCTTCTGGAGGGTGATCGTGAACATCGCGCCGGCCTACATGATGATCCGGGTCGCCAAGCAGGTAAACGACCGGAATCGTGATCCCTACCTGAAATACGAGCCGTTTCGCGACACGCCTGAAGACCGGTTCCGATGCCAAGTCATTACGGATTGGGTCCGGGTGATGACGAAGAATTACGGGTATCAGCACATTGGGAACATGGCCGTGCTGAAGGCGGCGATGTATGGCGACCAAATCATGTTCCCGCAGGACGAGTGGCACGAAGAGAAGCAACTTCAGTACGTCGCCGAAAAAGAGACATCCAAAATCGTCCGCGAAGGCATCCCCTACTACTTCCCGCACCCCAGCCGCACTTACTGGGACCGATCTTACGGCGCTTCGACGCTCAACACGAACACGGGCAGTAAATGGGCCGGCAACTGGCGTGTGCAGCGCGCCGGGGAAGTGCGGAACAATCCCAAGGTCTGGAATCGTGCCCGTCTGAAATTCCCGTCGCAAGACCTTCGGGCAGCGTTTCCGTCCTTTTTCAACACCGTCTATTCGTCGTGTGCGCTCAAGTTCCCTCAAACGTCCCCGCGATGGGCTGATCTAAACCGGGAGGCAAACATCGAGGACAACTGGTACACGACCGACTGGGACGACTTCGCCATTATCCTGACGGACCATTTCGAGGAAGTGATTCCTTCGGAGTGGGGGCTTGGGGACTACGATTACCCCGTCTGGATGAGGGTTTTGATGGCTAACGACGTGGACCCGATTTACGCCGCGCCGTTGCCTTCCATCGCGCCGATCTACTTCGGATACAGCCCCGATGATTCACGGTTGCTCGGCACCAGCCTATTGCTTGAGTTGTTGTGGGCGCAAGACCACGTCTCAAATCTCATGTCGCAGACGCTTCTGAGCGTGCGGCAAAACCTCGCGAATCTCACGTTCGTCAATGAAGACGTAGTGGATGAAGACGTGATCCGCCAGATCGAAAACCTTGGGGAAGGGCAATTCCGAAAGCTGAATTTGTTCCGATACTCGGATTACAAGTTCAAGATGGGACAGAACGAGAAGAAGTTTGAATCTGTTCAATTCCCAAAACACGATGTCAACCAGATCATCTACGTAATCAATTCCCTGCTGGTCCTACTGGAGCGGGTTAACGTCATTTCCTCTCAAGAGGTCGGCGCCCAGGCGACACACGAACAGTCTGCCGCGGAACAACGTTTCATTTCCAAATCGGTCTCCAACAAAGCCGCCTACTTTGGTTTCCAGTTGGACAAGGGATTCGACGCCTGGAAGACCCAGATTTACTACTATTCGATGGCGTTTGCTGACGAAGAAGTGTGGGCGGAAATCCCGGCCCGCGAGCTACTCACCCGCGAGCGACTCGAAAAACTCGGCTTCACGGTCGATGAAAGCTCGACGACTGCGGACGGCAAAGTTGTCGTTCGAGGCAAAAAGAGCGCCCTGGCCATTCAGCGATTCGCCAGCCCGCGAATGGAGGACCAGAGGCTTGAAGATGGCGCCGTGGCGACCGCGATGGTTCAGTTGTTGGGCATCGCTCTCAAGGAACAAATCATCGCGCAAAGCGTCGGACCGCGGCAGGCGGTGGATTTGTTCAACAAGGTCTTAACCAAGTTCGGATTCCCAGAGGATTATCGATTAAGCGTGGAGTTCGATCCGCAGGTCGAGGCGGCCAAGCAAGCCGAGCAGTTCCAGGGCGCCATTCAGGGTTTGATGGGCCAGGTGCAACAGCTTGTCCAAGAGAATTCCAAGGCTGTCGTCGAGGGCATTATGGGCGCGATGCGCCCCGTCTCCGAGGCGGCGACGACGGCGCTCAAAGGGGCCGTGGCCAACAAGCAGAAGATCGATGAACTGTTCCAACTGTTTACGACCTTCGCGCAAACAATGCCCGCGATGGCGATGCCCGCGCCGGTGGCGCCAATGATTCCCAATGCAGACGTTATACCAAGTCCAATTGTCCCAGTCGGAAATCCTGCGGATCAAGGATTGGCTCCGGTCCTCTGATGCCCGGCTATTTGTCGAAACGCTTCGCGCACGATCGTACTCCGCTACGCTTCGGGCTGGGGAATTACTCAAGGAGTCACTCACCCGGCGGAACCAGCAAGAACCCGCCGCGATGGAAGAAGCGGCCCAGGCCGGCGTGCTCGACGAGTTGATAGACGAAATGGAACGAGTGGCAAACGACGATAGTTTGATGGTCAAGCTGTCAGCGATGCCAGAAAACAACCCAGAGGAATCCTATGCCCACCCCGATAGCGTTTGAGAAAAATCCCAACATCCAGATTCAACAGCAGAAGCCGAAAGACGCAAAACCCACGGAGACCAAACAATGGACCAAAGAGGAAGTGGATGACCTAGCCCGCACAACCCTGGAGGGCCTGGGCTGGGAGAATGTTGTGCCCGCCGACGCGCCCAAAAAGGAGGCGACGCCGGCGAAGCCAGAGCCGAAGCCAGAGGACAAGGATGATAAGCCTGATGCGACCAAGCCGCGCAAGGAGCCAAAGCCTGACATGGCTGATCGCATTGCGTCCAAGGTCAGCGCAGAAAACGCAAAGTTAGTCGCCCAACTACGACCACCCCCGGAGCGAATCGCTGAACCATTGCCGCCGGCGCCTCCGCCGCCGACGTATAGCCCGAAAGACGAGCGGTTGCGAAAGATTTTTCAAGTCATGGCGGAGTTGAATCCAGACGATTCGATGTTGCCGAAGAAGTTTGACGATTTTCTCGCACTGGAAAAATCCTATCGGCAGAAATGGGAGGCGGAAAACCCTGGAGAAAAGTTCGATGACAGATCAGACGAACACGCAAGGTGGTACGAAAAGAACGAAATTGAGTACGACGAGAACGATTTTGCTCGTGCCTCTACGCAAGCTGACTTTAACGCAATGATGGAGAAGCGTGACCGGGAAAACTTTGTGCGAGCCGCAGTGGGGCACGCGATGAGCACGGCTGAAGCGGCCATTGAATCGGTGTCAGAGGCCCTGGAGGCCGACACGCAAGCGAAGATGAAAGAGTTTGGAGCGGCTCACGGGTTGGAAATTCCAGAGGAAATTCTTCAGGAGGGGCCTGTGGCAGAGAAGTTTCAATCCGTCGTCAACGCCCTTGACGCAAGAATTCGCGAGACCGCTTTGCTTATGATTCCAGCGACAGGAACGCCGTTCGACAAACAGAACCCTGTTCACGCGGACATTATGCAGAGAATCACAGAGTTCGACGCGGATATTGCGACGCACTCCGCCGCCGACCAAAGGAAACTGGTGTCCGAGGCATTAGGGAAAAAGAGCAAGCTCCTTGCGAAACAATTCTCTCCGATGGCGGAATACCAGGGGCTATCCAGGGAGGAACGCGAGAAGCACTGGACCATTGCATCGGAGCCAGTTTTGGCCGCAAAACTCATGGCCGTGCAAGCACAAGCAGAGATTGGCGGTTGGATCGAAGGTCTTTTTAAGCAGGTTGGCAGAAAAAACGCCTCTGCGCCCGCGACGGGAACGCCGCCCGACAAATCTGGAGTATCGGCGACATCCACCAGTCCTGGCGCGGTTAAACCCAACCCGCCGTCGCTCTCTCCAAGTGCAACCGATGTCACCCAGCAACCTGGGGAGACGGTAAAAGGTGGAAACTCATGGGAGGAGTTAGCGAAAACCTTCTGATCTAGTAGCCTGATCGTAAAGACACGCGCCTACAGTTGGCGCATAACTCTTTACGATTATGGCAGTACCATTTGCAGCGCAATGCGGCGTAGCCATCCAGAATGACTACGGAACTTCCGGCACCTTCACCAAGTCTCAAATCTCGCAACTGACTCCTGAAGAGTGGAAAGCACTCTTTACCGACGGGTCAGTCTGGAACGAGATGACCGCGTATCTGAAGACGCAATTTCAGATGGCGGCCTGCGGCATCCGTCGCAACACGTTCTACGACTGGATCATGTCCAGCAACCGCCGGGGCATGGAGAAGCTCATCACGACCCAGCGGATGGACAAGGGCGCCAGCGTCATTCAGCCGTTCATCATGGGACGCCAGATGTCCGTGGTGAACAACGAATTCTGGGCCATCCAAAACGGTTGGGCTGTGGCCTCCTATACGGCGGGTGTCACGGGGCCGCTCACCACCGCGCAACTGAATACCTGCACCAACACTTCCTACGCGCCCTGTCGCGTGATTCGTGTGATTGCGGGTTACGGCAGCAACTATTCGTTGCCGTTGGACGCGCGATACTTCCTGCCTGAACACGTCATCATCATCCTCTCATCGATCTCCGCTTCGGGCGGCACAATCGCAACGCACGCCCAGGCGAAAGTGACGGCTTCCGCCATCGCAGCGGACAGTTCCTACATCGACGTTGTTATCAAGACGCAACCGCTGAAAGACGACACCGGTTACGCGGAGGAGATCGCTCCCACAAACGGCTTGGTCCTTGTTGGGATCAACAACGTGGACGATGTCGAGAGCTATTGCCAGAACCGGCTGACGCTCAATCCGGTCAAGCATGTGCCGTTCTTCTACCAGACGTACCGGTACGGACGACGCGTCTCCAGTCTCTATCAGGAGGTCTTTGCCAAGCTGATGGCGGACAATTCCTACTTCGAGGAATTCGGCAACTTGCCCATCTCGGAGATGAACAAGCAGGACGAAGAAATGGCCCAACGCGAGTTCTGCAACGCGTTTCTCTTCCAGCAGAAGATCAGCGTCGCGCAGCGATTGAGCGGCGACCCGAATTGGTCCGACCTTGACAACATCACTTCCGTCACCGGTGCGACCGTGGACCCCGGCACCGGCGGTCTGTTGATTGCCAAGCGGGCCAACATGGAAGGCGTCCTCCCGCAACTGAAAGGCTGCTCGCGGTACTTTGACCGGTTGGCGGCCCCGCTCGACATCCGCGATTATCTGGAGAGCGGGATGTACGATGTCTTCCGGGCACGCGACAGTCAGGGGCGCTCATCTGCCCGCAACATCGATGACTACATGGACAGCACGAGCGCAGACCAATTCATGGTTGCGTTTGTCGCTTACTCCAACTGGAAGCTGGACGACACCTTGCGCGTCGTCATCAATCAGGGCGACAACCTGGGCGTGACGTTCAACCAGTACAAGCTCTACAAGCCACAAGGCGTGACCCTCAACGTGATTATCCATCCGATTTTCGACGACATCATCAATGCGTTCGGAAATTTGCCGACACCACAGACAGCCCGCGGCAAGATGGCGTTGACCCTCGATTTGGGCCGTGGCGGTTCGATTTACCCGGCCATCCTGGCGTCAAATCGGCGGGAGTTCACGACCGGTCAAATCGAGGATTTGGCCAAGATCGACAGCACGTTCGCTTGCACGATGAAGAATCCGACGATCAAAACGAGCATGACCAGCCAGTGTGTGACGGCTGTGGTGGAATGCCCGTCGAATAATCGGTGGGACGAGAACTTCTCCAGTATATCTTTCACCGCTCCGTAAACGGTGGCTCAACGCATGGGAGTGCCTTTCCTGCCGGGAGACTGGCGGGGAGGCATTTTTCATTTTGCAGTTTGTGTTTTCGGGTGTAAATCGGCATCTTTACACAATGAGCAGATACTTCAGAAAGTTCAGCCCGAACGTCGAACTGTGGATGTCCACCGGGCGGCACATCAAATTTCCCACGTCCAACGGAAAGTTTGGCTACCTAGCCTCTGACGATCCGCAAATCAAGGACGACCCGGCCATCCTGGCGGAGATTGAAAAGGGAATTCAGAATCAAGTGGGCGGCGTGCAGGAGATAAGCGCCGAACAGTACGAAGAAGAGTGGGTAAAAAAAAAGAACTCGACCACGTTATCTCAAGGGTCGAAGCGTCTTTGGCGGGACGAAGTGTCAGCGCCAATCATGTCAGACACCATCACGGGCCTATCGGCCCGACCTGCTGCTCAGGTTAAACACGATGTTCCACGTGAAACAATCGACCCTGTTGCGAGCGGCAGTTCTTTGCGTGAAAGAGCACGCGTGGGTAGCCGATGAGTACGCCATACACCTACAAGAATCTCAAGGATGAGGTCATTTCGTCTATTTGGCCGAACGATCCTCCGGAGAATCTTGTTTCGGCCATCGAGCGAATTTTCCTCCAGGCAGTCAACTGGCTGCAACAGAACGTTGAATGTCTGAAAGATGAGCACCTGGACGTAACGGCCCAGTGTTCCAGTTATTTCCACTGCGGTTTGACGGTCATCGATAAGCCCGACGGGGTCATTCATCAACTGTTCACAGTCCAGCATTCCGGTTTCTGCGATCCCGTCCATTACGATGAAACGAGCAAGGATGAGGTCTTGAGATGGTCCCGGCGTTTCATGTCCATCGTGACCAGCCCGACCAACGCAGGACTCAGGAGATTACCCGGTGGCTTCACTCAAGCGAACCAGAGCACTGACGATGATAGTGGACGCGCTCTCTACGGCTTGTGGGCGAAAGACCGGGACCGAATCTTGATCGCGCCCTGGCTACAGTCTTACGAAGATGTCGCGGTCGAATGGACGGGTTACAAGACGAAATGGAACGACAACGATCTAATCCTGGATGCACCGGACTTCAAGCGGGCGGTGAAGCTGTTCGTCCAACGGGAGTTTGCGAGGGACTTTGAGCGGGACCCTGGCTTTGCCCAACTCTGCAATGACGATCTTCAGGGCAATCCATCGCGCAACATCATCGGGGCGTTGCCGGCGATCATCCATCAATGCCGGGAGAAGCGGCGACAACGCAAGACCGATCACAACAGCGACGAGACCGATTACCTCTGGCTCCAGTACGAAGCACCGGTGACCACGGATGAACCCGTTGAATCCACCGTCATCGCCGCGATTGGAGATTATGGGCTGGATGGCGCGAATCTGACCGCTGTAGCGGCACTGGTGAAGTCGTGGGAGCCGGATCAAATCATCACGCTTGGCAACAACAACTACCCGTCCGGCGCGGCGGCCACAATTGACGCCAATGTAGGCAAACACTTTTACGACTACATCACGCCGTATCGGGGCATCTATGGCGCTGAGCGTGGAGTGAACCGCTTCTGGCCTTCCCTTGGCAACCGGGACCTGGACACAAGCAGTGGCACTCCGTATTTCAATTATTTCTCGCTGCCGACCGACAAAGGGGAACGGTATTACGATCAAATCTTCGGTCATCTCCACGTCTTTTTTATCGATTCGGGGTACAAATCCGACGGGACGTTGATCGAGCCTGACGGCAACACGGAGACCAGTAATCAGGCCAACTGGATACTCATGCGGGCCGTGCGTTCCACGGTGCGCTGGAAGATCGCGGTCTTCAACAGCCCGCCGTACTCAAGCCAGGCTGGCATCGCCAAGGCGGCGATGCGGTGGAACTGGGCAAGATACGGGTTCGACGCGGTGTTGAGCGCCGGTGACAGTAAATCCTATGAGCGGCTGGTAATCGACGATTTCCCTTACTTCGTCAATGGAATCGGAGGCGCGGGTCTGACATCATTCAGCGGAACACCGGTGAGCGGGAGTGCGAAACAATACGCCGGCGGCTATGGGGCGCTGCGAATCACGGCGACCTGCGATGCCTTGACCTTTTCTTTGAGAGACACAACGGACACCGAAATAGACAGTTACACCGTCGAATGAAGTCGTTAACAGACGCAATTAAAGATTTGGGCATGAAACCCGTTGAAGCCATGAACGCGTTACAGGATGTTGGAGTGATTAGCGACCTTTGCGTCAAACCTGAAGACGTAGCCGCGGCGGACGTGGAAAAGGCCATCGAGTACCTGAAAACGCTTAAACTCTAAGTCGTAAATGGACTTCAGTTACATCCAACCGTCATCGAAATGTCCGCCTGACTGCGCAAAGACGGGCCGGGTGGGTTCTGTGGACCCAGGACCAGATGGTAGGCCGAATGATCCTGGCCCTAACTTGTCCTTACCGGTTACCCCAGCCTTGGTTGAGCGCCAAGATGGCCTGCCAATTCCTCCAGGAAAACCAACAACAGGAGTTGGGAAAGAGATCGCCTGTTCCTCAATCTGGATCACGCAAAAAGTGCGCAACATGCTGGCGGGGCAACAGGTGGCATTTAACTTCAGCGTTCTGTTTTCGGATGGAACCACAAATTGGTCGGCTGGTAACGGTTTGACGGGCGCCAGCGTCGTCTGGTCGTCATCTGATGACGAAGTGGCCACGTTCCCGGAAGCCACGAGGGTTTCCAGAGCGGTCAATGGAGGAGATGGATACGTCTTGCAGGCTCTCAGGACCGGGACTGTGACGATTGGCGTGCTTTATCAGCACTCCGGGACAAAGGATATTCCAGGAAGGGCAGCGTCAGAAAACTGGTATGCGCCCTGCCAATTGGAGACCACCCTTGAAGTGAACGTTGTTTCTGTTACGACGGCGACCACTCCAGACCTTGCGCCGCTCCAGGACTTCATCAAAGACCCGTTCACGTCGGATCAATTGCTCAGAATCGAGATTCCGCCCACCGACTCCATTACGGAAGACGCTTTCATGGAGATTGGAGACAAGTGGACGTTCCGAGCCGCCGCGATTATGGGCAACGGAAGTTCATCCAACGTAAGTTCCGACGCTCTCTGGTCGAGTTCCGACACGGATGTCGCGACGGTCGATCAGTTCGGTGTGGCAACCGGCGTCGGCGTCGGTATCGCGACCATCACAGCGACGTACAAGGGCTTTTCGGCCAGTGCTGTCTGTGAAGTGGCTAATTTGGCATCCGCGGCGACCGAGCACGGCAACACCTGGACCGTCCGGCCAATCGACACAGTGCTGGTTTTGGATCGTAGCGCGAGTATGCAAATCCGCGACCCTCACGGATTGTCTCGTATTGAGCGCGCGCGCGATGCCGCGTTGCAGTTTCTCGCCGTTTCCGACCGGGTAAACGACCAGATCGCCATCGTGACGTTCGCCGGCACCTGGATTGCCGGGGCGTCCGAGGCAGTCGCAGCCCAAACAGAGGCAGACGCAACCCTTGACCTGCCCTTGACCGATGATTGGTCGGATTTACGCCAGATTATCAACGAATATCGCGTCCGAGGCCCATGCGGCATGGTGGAATGGAGCGGGACTCGTTGTGCGACCGGCATTGGCGCGGCGCTCCAGGTCGCCCAGAACGAAATTAACAGCGACCGGCACGAGTACGGGCATAAAAAAATGATCCTGCTGATGACGGACGGGTGCGAAAACGTGAATAAGCCCGCCCCGCTGAGCGTTGCCCTCGACATTCAGGAGGAAGGCACGCTACTTTGCGTGATCGCGTTAGACACGGCATCGTGCTCGACCGATCTTCAAGCCTTGGCCACCCCAGGACTATACTTTCCATCTCCGACCGCCTACGAATTGGCTAAAACCTTCGCTGAAGTCCCACATACAGTCGGCTATGGAGAGCATGGATACGCCTGGTACGAATAATTTGGAACGTTTTCAAGGGAAACGGCTGACTTTTCTTCCCGAACTCGACGCTTACGGCGGCTACGGCCTCCACGCGATCCAGTACGTCCGCCATTGGACCGATCTGGGGGTCCATGTGGCCATCCGGGCGGTAAAACTCAAGGAGTCCGAGGAAGCCAGAATCCCCCTCGACATCCGGCGCCGGTTCGTTCACTGCGATCAGCCCGAACCGTGGGAACTTGTCCTTGCGCCCGCCAATTTTTGCCCTTTGGGAAGGCGAAAGACGGCGTATTTCACGATGTACGAGTCTTCCCGGTGGTCGCCCAGGATGGTGAAGCTGATAAACCGGGCGGAGGCCGCAATTGTGCCTTGCGAATGGAACCGGAGCGGGTTGATTGAATCTGGCGTCACAGTGCCCGTCTTTCTCGCCCCTTTAGGCTACGGCGAGCCTTTCCAACCAACGCCTATGGATTTGACCGGGCCGTGTATTTTCGGCGCCGCAGGGCGAATGTCGCACGGGGCGGTACGCAAGGGGCTAAACGCCGTAATCGACGCCTTTTTGAAGGAGTTTCCGAGCGAACCGGATGTCCAGTTGTGGATAAAGGGGTTTTCGGACGCGCCAACGAAGTTTGTCACGGACCCGCGCGTTGTTGTCAGGGAAGGCTTCCTAACGGAGACACAACTTGCGGAATGGTTTTCGAGGCTGACTTGCTTTGTTTCGGCGGCCCGCGGAGAAGCCTGGGGCTTGATGCAATTGGAGGCAATGGCCAGCGGTCGCCCTGTGATGGCCGCGATTTACGGGGGCCTGGCTGAATTTATGACACCGGAGAATTCTTATGCGGTGGAATTTGCCGAGGAACCATCCGGGGAGGCGTGGCGGAACGGCGGTTCATGGGCGGTCCCGGATGAGGCGCACATTCGCCACTTGATGCGGCGAGTCTATCGGAACCGGCAGGAAGCACAGGACAAAGGGATCGCTGCGGCACAGGATGTCAGACATCTAACGTGGCGCAACTCCGCCATCAAGACGCTGGAGGTGCTGGAATCACTGGGGGGTTAACGATTCCAGACCTTTCGATCAGTCCCGACATTTCCCGGTCTGTAATCCATTCGATGTTGACGCCCTCCGTTATACTTGACCACGGGATCAACCAGCCTTCAGCGTGGCGGCATGGCTCTGAGATAGCATCGGGTAACAGTGCTCCACACGGAAGAATGAAAGGGATATTTGGTACGATCGGTTCAGAGATTTGATTTGAGTCCGTGGCGACAATAGCCAATCGGACGGCTTGGGCGGCAAGGAGAGTCGCAATCTGGACTTTTCCGCACGGCACGAAGTCGGAGAGTTTATGGGGGCCGATGGCATCAAAGGGGTTCGGAAGCCGGCATTCTCCGTCCCGCCATATTGGCGTTGTTCTGTGACTCTCAAACCGGAAATGGACTCCATCATCGATTAACCGGGATGGATCAAAGCGTGGCAGTCTTGAAACCTCTAGGCTGTTGGAGCCGGACACAACTTCAAGGTCTTCATCCAGTTTACATTGTGCCCGGCGGTGTGCTTTGGTGGCATAGGCTACGTAATCCAAGACGAAGGTGTAATCGTTCAGCCGTGTCAAATACGGCATACCGCAACGAATCACACGGCCAGGGATAAGTTCTCCATCCGGATCAGACGGGATGAATTTAATCAGTTTCGATGTAGGGATTTTGATGGTTTTCATGGTTGTGGCCAGCCTAGCTCTGTCAGCCCTTGCTCGTGCAGCCAGCAAGTGGCGTGTGTCAGGTGAACTTTGAACGGCATGTAACACAGGCATCCGACGTAATCGCCGTTTTTCAAACGATGCTGTCCATCTCCGCACGCCTTCCATTTCAAGTCATAGATAGGACATTGCTCGCAAGCAGCCAGCCGGCGCCGGGCGGTTTGCTCGCTTGCGAGCGTGTCTTCCGGCGGGTGGGATGCTGCGAACCAAATCGCCCGCAGCGCACGGATGCCGAATTTCAGCGCGGATCGTGGCCGATTCAAGCTGTGCAGGTATGCGGCCCTGATTGTGGTCCACAGCATCATACCATGTTCTCGTGATTAGGGTCGGTCATGGACAAAATGCGAGAGTTGGTCTCGCCATCGATGTCGCTCTTGGAAAGCCGCTGGCAGATCAGCCTGGGCTGAAGCACATAATACAGGTGATCGTGAGACAGACTACCAAACGTGTTGTCAATCGGCCCTGGGTGCCGATCCAAATCATCGGTGCCCATTGAGGCGTCTATCTTCTGGGTCCAGATGCGGGCAAACTCGCGCGTGATCCCGTAACTGGTCGTGGTCTGCATGAAGCCACAGCGAATGACGTGCGGGTTGAGTCGGCTGATCGGCGGCTCCCCGTATGAAGCTCCAAGATAGAAAACATCCCATTCATTTGGGACGAATGGTAGGAGGTATTCAAATCTCTCGCCCAATGTTCCGCCTCCGCCGAGCACCGAACAAAAAGTTCCCCAGACGTGATAGCCTGCCGGGACGGGCCAGCGCGTTTTCGGTGGCTTAAACCCATAGTGTTCCAACAGCGGTAACGTCAAAACCTGAAAATCGTCTTCGAGCACCAAGACCCGCTTCCAATCGCTATCGGCTATCCTGCGCAAAAGCATCCGATGAGACCGCGTGCAGCCTGCGTGCCCATTCGCCGGGTGGTCAAACGCATCAAACCGCTCGACGGCCGTAATCGGGATTCCGTTGCGCTCTAATTCGCTCAGGCATTCACCCCAGCGATCCGTCCGCCGAGCAAGGTTGATGATGAAAATGTGGTCGAAATAAGTCTCAACACTCATAATACCTTGAACAGTTTGCCCGGCTCCTGGATGGTGGATGGCCAGTCTTGACCGAAACTTTTCTCTGAACCCAATTGCGGGACGGCTGCGACATGCTTCACGAATGGAAAAACGCGATAAATCAACAAGATGTCGTACGGAAACGATACGGGATAGCACGCCTGAACCGCGAACGCAGCCGCCTTCGCGGTCCACCACATGCAAGCCGTAGAGAACGGGTAGAAAATTCTCTGTGCTTTGTTGCTGAACGCCATCGCGGGCTTGCCCTTTTCGCCCACGTATGACAATTGGCCTATCTCGGCATCTTGGCACGCATCACGGAATTGATGGAATCTATCCCAGAAATCCTCCGGGAGCTTCACGTCATCTTCAAAAACGAGAAACTCCGGTTCCTCGGTCGCCAAAGCCATCCTGAGAACGGTCAAGTGGGAAAGAGCGCAGCCAACCTCCTCAAAGGTCAAAAACTCGCCAGTTCCGCTTGGCAACTGTCTATGCGGAGAAGTGGCGTGAAGTCCGAGCTTCGTGCCGTGAAAGGCTGAGACGATCTTGGGAGCCACCTTAGCGCGCTCGAACTCTTGCTGGGCGTCCAGTAAACGCCAGGGTTCCTCAGCAAGAGTGATGCAGTAGGATGGAATCACAAACAACGCACCAGCTTTCGGATGTTCTGACAGATCACCCGGATCATACTTTTTATCGGTCTGCCGTCGGATAGCTCAATTGGCCAACCGTATTTGTCGCGCATGAACCAAGGGGCATCCTTCTCATGGTTCTTCAGGCTGATGTAGTGCCTAAATAGTAAAATGAAAAACCGGTGCCGGATGATCTGATGAAAGGACGGTTGTTGGTGGACGGAATGGCCAAGGATTTCACGGGCCGGATCGCGACCGCCGGCGCTATCGTTCCTTCCGTCTATCTCGCCACTCCGAAAATTCATATCAACAAATCGGGATAGTGCTCGAAAATCCAGTCCTCGGCGCACTGGAACTCATTCACTTTGAGACAATTCATCGCAACGGCGCCCTGCCGGGATTCGTAGAGCTTGCGTGTCGCCGTTCGCAAACAGGCGTTGAGCGCCGCTAGGTCTTCCTGGAGCGATTCGCCGTTGCCAAAATAAATAATGCCATCTGGGTCGAAGTAATGCCCGATGTTCGGAGTTCCCCAGTAAATGGGGATGGTTCCACAGGCGAAGCAGTCGATGATTTTTTCCGTGAACCAATCGTTCATCCGGGCGTTCTCGATCACGACGGAGAACATAAAATCCGCTATCGCCTCGGCCTTACACTCCAGAGGTTGTCCAACGATAGCTCCGAAACAGTCGATGCGATCAGTAAACTGCGCAACCGCCGCGTGGCGTAACATGTACCCGAAGCAGCCATCTTTGCTCGATGCTAAGAGGGAAACACCTTTGTCTTTGGGTTTGGCGTGCAACCCTCGTTTCGCGGGCGGAATCCAACAGCCTCCAAATGGATAGAAGCGAAACCTGGAGCCACCCAAGGCAATCAAATCGCGGTTCCACGTCAAAACCCAATCGAAATGGTCTCGCGCGGCTAGGATACGGTTGAACTGGCCGGGACATGCTGTAGTCGGCTCAATCAGCCATGCGACCTTTACATGACAATCAATCGACGGTGCCATGTCCAAGCAACGATCCGTGAAAAAACTGACCATAGTGGGCGGTCCTTCACGAATCCATTCCACCATACGCGGAACTTGAGTGGCACTTACGCTGGGTGAGTGTCCGAATTCCAGATCGTAAATCCGTCGGGGTTTAATCATGATATGAAAAACGAAACAACTCACTTTTTGGCGGTGAGTCATGCCAGTAATCTTCCAAGATAGCCCGCAGCTTTGCTTGCCGCTCTGCATCCCAGCCATTGCGACGGGCTAGATATTCCGCCGCCTTCACTGGACCCATCGCACGCCATTCGGCAAACGGCTTGAACGGTTCACGCTGTCGCTCGGTCTCCGTGGTGTCAGGTTTCATTTCGGCGCGTGCAAATGGCACGTTCGCCGGTAACCCGATGGCGTCGGCGTTCCGATGGTCATGCGAGTGTCAGGCCGGGCGTGACGTTACATCGCTCATTGATGAGCGGCAGATAGTCCGGGTTCAGTTCGCAGAGGATGACGCGGCGGCCTAGCTCGATGGCGACCGCGCCCACTGTGCCGCTGCCGCCGAACGGGTCGAGGCAGGTGGCCGGTACGGGGTC